AATATTACTTAGATTTATTTGCTCACATTATGCGACACAGAATATACAATTCCTCTTTAGTAGGGTTAAACCCCTATGGTGATGAGTGGGATGCAGTTGTTCGTGTGTTATGTAGTGTAGCACCAAATAATTCTAAGCAGTTCATAGCAGGAGATTATACTAATTATGATGGTACCCTCAATACTGACATATTGTGGGTTATTCATGAATTTATAGAATCTTGTTATGAACGTGATATTGACGAAAAGAAAATTTCGGAAATGTTGTGGACGGATCTTGTTTCAAGTCGACATATCGCAGGAAATGTAGTAATACAAATGCCCCGAGGTATGCCCTCTGGGAATCCAGGTACAGCTATTATAAATACTTTATTTGGATCAGCTATTGTATATCTATCATTATTTGAGATTATGGATGAGATAAATACTGTAGAATCGTATAAAATTCAGGAGAATTTGTCTGAGCACTATAAAGGAATCTTTTATGGAGATGACAATATTATAGCGTTTAGTCGTGAATTAAGTTCACTTATTCAACCTACCGATTTGCAAAATCAGCTGAAAAAGTATGGCTTAATTTATACAACTGAATTGAAAGATGATACAGAATTTACTTATCGCGACTTGAGCGAGATATCTATCTTAAAACGAAAGTTTCTACGCGATCGAAAACAAAATGTGTGGTTGGCACCATTGGAATTAGCATCTATTTTGGAACCCCTTAATTGGGATAAATGTGATACTAATAACATTGCTGAAAGAGAAGATCAGATGAAAATGAATGCTCGATTAGCAATAAGAGAGCTAAGTTTACATTGTGAAGATGTTTTTGATACGTGGTCAAAGAAGATAATTGAAGTGTGTGAACAAAATCAATTGATGTTAACACCCGATTGTTATTTCACTCAAAATGTATTGCGACGTATGGTGCGCAATAGTGATCAGTTATTTTACTTTGGAGAGATAGAAGAAGAAGAAGACTACGAAGAAATAGGAGAACCAGAACTTCATGCGCAAATCTGGAA